TGGCGAGTAACAAAAACATGTTTAAGGTTAGGTAGTAGAATTATAGGTAAGTGTATGATGGGGTCAACATCAAACGCGCTAGACAAAGGAGGTAATAACTTTAAAAAACTATACAATGATTCAGACGTTACTCAAAGAAACAGGAATGGACAAACAAAGTCTGGCTTGTATTCTCTCTTTATCCCAATGGAATGGAACTACGAAGGATTTATTGATGAATACGGACATCCAGTATTTAATAATCCAGATAATGATGTATACGGACCAGACGGAGAGTTAATTGATTATGGTATTATTGATCACTGGAACAACGAGGCCGACGGCTTAAAAAATGATCAAGACGCTTTAAACGAATTTTATAGACAATTTCCAAGAACTACTGAACATGCTTTTAGAGATGAGGCAAAAAACAGTATATTTAATCTAGTAAAAATATACGAGCAAATAGATTACAACGAAGAAATGAACAGGTCTATTGGTTATAGTAAGGGAAACTTCCAATGGGTGAATGGTATTAAAGATACTCAAGTAATATTCTATCCAGATCCAAAAGGTAGATTTAACGTAACGTGGACACCTGGTGTTGAACTACAAAACAAAGTTTTAGTTAAAAACGGTGTTAGATACCCTGGTAACGAACATATGGGTGCTTTTGGCTGTGATAGTTATGATATATCAGGAACTGTAGATGGTAAAGGCTCTAAAGGAGCTTTACACGGCTTAACTAAGTTTAGTATGGAAAACGCACCAGCTAACCAGTTTTTTTTAGAGTATATAGCTAGACCACAAACAGCTGATATATTTTTTGAAGACGTTTTGATGGCTCTAGTGTTTTATGGGATGCCGTTATTATGTGAAAATAACAAACCACGTTTATTGTATTATTTAAGAAGAAGAGGTTATAGGGGTTACAGTATGAATAGACCAGATAAATCATGGAATAAACTTTCTGTAACTGAAAAAGAAATAGGTGGTATACCAAACTCAAGCGAAGATATAAAGCAAGCACACGCTGCTGCAATTGAAATGTATATACAAAGCCATGTTGGAAAAGTAAACGAAGATACTTATGGTAATATGTATTTCAACAGAACTTTAAACGATTGGAGTGGGTTTGATATAAATAAACGAACAAAATACGATGCCACTATAAGTAGTGGTTTGGCGGTTATGGCTTGTAACAGACATCTGTACAAACCAAACCCAAATCTTGAAAAACAAAAATTAAACATTAATATATCACGTTACAGCAATGATGGTTTCGTGTCAAAAATAATAAAATAAGAATATATGGCTGAGTCAGTACATGTTAACTTTCCTTCTCAAGTTGTAAGCGACTTGGAAAAAATGAGCTATGATTATGGTTTAAAAATAGCTAGGGCTATTGAGCAAGAGTGGTTCAATGGTACACATTCCAATAAATACTATGACGCTCAATCAAAGTTCCACAAACTAAGACTATATGCACGTGGAGAACAATCAATACAAAAATATAAAGATGAGTTATCTATTAATGGTGATTTGTCTTATCTTAATTTAGACTGGAAGCCAATACCTATTATACCTAAGTTTGTAGATATAGTTGTTAATGGTATGTCCGAAAGAATGTTTAGCGTAAAGGCTTATTCGCAAGATCAGTATGGTGTTAGTAAAAGAACTGAGTATATGGAAAAGATGCTTAGAGATATGCAAACTAAAGTTTTTAACGACCAAGCAGCTGCTGGTATGAGTATGAACCTTTATGAAACAGATCCTGACGTGTTACCAGAAACAGAAGAGGAGTTAGCGTTACACATGCAGTTAACATATAAACAAAATGTAGAAATAGCCGAGGAGCAAGCGATAAATAGCTTATTAGATGGTAGCAACTACGATTTAACAAGAAGAAGATTATTGTATGACCTAACAGTACTAGGTATTGGTTGTGTAAAAACAAACTTTAATTTTAGCGAAGGTGTTACTGTTGAGTATGTTGATCCAGCTAACTTAATATACTCATATACTGACTCTCCTTATTTTGAAGATATATATTATGTTGGTGAAGTTAAAACAATACCAATACCAGAGCTTGTTAGACAGTTTCCTAATCTAACGCAATCTGACTTAGAGGGTATAAACAAAAGCGCTAAAAGACCTAGTGGTAGATATACTTTTAGAGAAACTTCTGACAAAAACAAAGTACAAATACTATATTTTAATTACAAAACATATAGTCATGACACTTACAAAGTAAAAGAAACAGGTACTGGCGCTGAAAAAGCTATTGAAAAACAAGACACATTTGACCCACCGTCAAACAATGAAGGTAGTTACTATAGATTACAAAGAGCTGTTGAGTGTGTATATGAAGGTGCTTTGATATTAGGTACTGACAAGTTATTAGCTTGGAATAAGTGTGAAAACATGATACGTGATAAGAGTGATTTTAACAGAGTTAAAATGAACTATAGTATTGTAGCACCAAGAATGTATAACGGTCAAATAGAAAGCACTGTAAGCAGAATTACTGGCTTTGCCGATATGATACAACTAACTCATTTAAAACTTCAACAGGTGATGTCTAAAATGGTTCCTGATGGAGTTTACTTAGATGCTGATGGTTTAGCTGAAATAGACTTAGGTAATGGTACAAATTATAATCCACAAGAAGCTTTAAACATGTTCTTCCAAACAGGTTCTGTTATTGGTAGATCAATGACTTCTGAAGGAGACCCTAACGCTGGTAAAGTTCCAATACAACAAATAGCAAATGGCTCTAACAATGGTAAGTTACAAAGTTTAATACAAACTTACAACTACTACCTGCAGATGATTAGAGATACAACCGGTCTTAATGAAGCTAGAGATGGTAGTGTGCCTGATGCAAGAGCTTTGGTTGGTGTTCAAAAACTAGCTGCAGCCAACTCTAACGTTGCAACAAGACATATATTAGACTCATCGATGTTTATCACAGCTGAAATAGCAGAAAAGTTATCTTTAAGAATATCTGATATACTAGAATACTCACCAACAAAAGATGCTTTTATACAAGCTGTAGGTGCACACAACGTAGCAACATTAAAAGAAATGTCTGAGTTACACTTATATGACTTTGGTATATTCTTAGAATTAGAGCCTGATGAAGAGCAAAAACAATTACTTGAAAATAACATACAAACAGCTTTAGCTCAAAAATTAATTGATTTAGATGATGCTATAGACGTTAGAGAGGTCAGAAGTGTTAGATTAGCAAATCAATTGTTAAAGTTAAAAAGAAAAAAGAAAGCTGAAAAAGATCAGCAAATGCAACAACAAAATATTCAAGCACAAGCAAAGGCTAATGCAGATCAACAACAAGCAGCGGCACAAACGGAAATGCAAAAGAACCAAGCAAAAACAGCTTCAGAGATACAGGTAGAAACTGCACAAGCTAAGTTTAAAATGCAGTATTTACAAGAGGAAGTAAGGTTGAAAAAAGAGTTGATGCAATATGAGTTTGAATTAAACACTCAGTTGAAAGAAAAAGAAAACAAAAGTAAAGAAAATATTGAGACCATGAAACAAACTGGTAAAGAGACTAAAAAGTTTGAATCTTCAGGTAATGATATACTAGGGGGTGGACTAGGTCTTGATAAATTTAACCCAAAGATTAATTAATTATATAATATTTTATTATGGAAGAAAACAAAAATGATGCAGTTGCAAAAACTGTAGAACAACCCGTTGTAAATAATGAGGTTGGAAAACAAAAAGTAAAAAAACGTAGGAAAGTTTTAAAGCAAAACGAACCTGTAACAAAAGTAGATTTAAGTAAAAAACCAGAAACCAAAGAAGATGAAACTAAAAAAGATAACCCTATCGACGAGGGAGTGGTTAGAGTCGATGAAAATGCCAATGCCACAGAAGAACAAAAAGAAGTACAGCCGGAAACAGAAGCACAAGAAACTCCAGTATTAGAAGAGATTATTGAAGAAGAAGTTAAAAAAGAAACAGAAGAATTAACTGAAAAAGTTGAAGAAGCTGTTGCTGAAGCTGAAAAAACTGGAGAACAACTTCCTGAAAACATTCAAAAACTTATGAGTTTTATGGAAGACACAGGTGGTGATATAAATGATTATGTAAACCTTAATAAAGATTATTCTGATATGGATAATTTAACTGCTTTAAAGGAATACTATAAACAGACAAAACCACATTTAACTTCTGAAGAGGTAGACTTTATCATGGAAGATAAATTTTCGTATGACGAAGAACTTGATGAAGAAAAAGATATTAAAAGAAAAAAATTAGCGCTTAAAGAGCAAGTTGCCGACGCTAAAAACCACCTGGACGGGTTAAAGTCCAAATACTATCAAGAGATCAAGGCTGGGTCAAAGTTGACCAAGGAACAACAAAAAGCCGTTGATTTTTTTAATAGATATGACAAGGAGTCAAAAGCAAATCAAAAAGTTGCTAAAGAACAAAAAGATGTATTTTTAAATAAAACTAATAATTTATTTAGTGAAAGCTTTAAAGGCTTTGACTACAGTGTTGGTGATAAAAAATACAGATTTAATGTTAAGAATGTAAATGAAGTAAAAGAAAGCCAAAGTGATATTAATAATTTTGTCAAAAAGTTTTTGAATAAAAATAATCAAATGTCAGATGCTGCGGGTTATCACAAGTCTTTGTTTACGGCAATGAATCCTGATGCTGTTGCAAGACACTTTTACGAGCAAGGTAAAGCAGATGCTATAAAAGACAGAGTAGCTAGAGATAAAAACATAAATGTTAATCCTAGAGGCTCACATGACCAAGCTCAATTAGGAGGTCTTAAATTTAAAGTATTAGGTAATAATGCTAGCGACTTTAAAGTTAAAATACGTAAAAAATAAATAAATAATTAATTTTAAAAATAAATAGAAAATGGCAATTACAATGACACCTGGTGGGTCGTTAAATAGCGTGCCAGCAATGAATCAACAAGCGTTAACTACTAACTATATTGATTTCACTGCTACTGCAACTGCAGGTTGGGCGCAACAATACTTACCAGATTTAATGGAAGAAGAAGCTGAGGTTTTTGGAAACAGAACTATCGGTGGATTTTTAGAAATGGTCGGAGCTGAAGAAGCAATGTCCGCTGATCAAGTAGTCTGGTCAGAACAAGGAAGACTACACATATCATACCAAGGTAACTTACAAAGATCATCACCTACTGGTACTTTTAACTTTATATTCATCAAAGATATTGACGGAAATTTTGTTAATGGTACTAATGGAGCTGCTGGTGCTTCTGCCGCTACTGATGTAGCTGTAAGAATTGGTGACTTAGTTATTTTATCTGACGCTGATGCAACTATAAAAGGTTATGTAACAGCTGTTGGTACTACTAGTATTGGTTCACCTGGGGTGTTACACGCTTCATGTACTGTACAACCTTTAACTGATAATGGTACTGGATTTGCAACTGTTACTGCTGCAAACGATAATGTTACTTGTGGATTAATGGTTTATGGTTCTGAGTATGGAAAAGGTACTACTGGTAGAACTACTGCTAACAAGCCACAGTTTAAGTCTTTTACTAACAAGCCTGTTATAATCAAAGATATGTATGAGGTTTCAGGATCTGATGCATCTCAAATTGGTTGGGTTGAAGTTACTGGTGAAGATGGGCAAAACGGTTACTTATGGTACTTAAAAGCTGCTGGTGATACTAGAGCTCGTTTTACTGATTATTTAGAAATGGTTATGGTAGAGCATGAAAGTGCTACTCAAACTGTAACTTCTCATCTATCTAACACTTTAACTGGTTCTGAAGGTTTATTTGCTGCTATCAAAAACAGAGGTAATGCTTATGATGGTTTACTTGCAACTGCAACTTCAGCACAAGCTTTAGGTGACTTTGATGCAATATTAAAAGAGTTTGACAAGCAAGGAGCTATTGAAGAATACATGATATTCGCTGATAGAGATCTTATGTTAACTGTTGACGATATGCTTGGTGGATTAAACCCTCACTCAACTGGTGGTTTATCTTTCGGTGTATTTGATAACTCTGAGGATATGGCATTAAATTTAGGTTTCTCTGGTTTCAGAAGAGGTTCTTATGACTTCTACAAAACTGACTGGAAATACTTAAACGATGTATCTACAAGAGGTGGTATTAAAGATGTTGATAATCACATCAGAGGGGTATTTATTCCTGCTGGTACTACTACTGTGTACGATCAGTCATTAGGTAAAAACCTAAAAAGACCTTTCTTACACGTAAGATACAGAGCTTCTAATATGGAAGACAGACGTTTCAAAACTTGGACTACTGGTTCAGTTGGAGCTGCTACTTCTGATTTAGATGCGATGGAAATGCATTTCTTATCTGAAAGATGTTTAGTTACTCAAGGTGCTAACAACTTTATGCTAATTGAAGCAACAGGTACTTACTAGTACTAATTAATTAAAGCCGGGACTTCGGTCTCGGCTTTTATTTACTAATCTTATTATATATTATATTATGGAAAAAACAAAAAAAGAAAAACCTCAAGTAAAAAAAGATACTTGGGAAATAAAAAATAGAACTTACGTTCTAAAAAATATGTCACCTCTTGGTTACCATTTAAGATCTACACAATTGTATTACTTTGATGAAGAGAAGGGTTATGAAAGAGAAATATGTTATTCAAGAAATCAAAAAACAGTATTTATTGATGAAATGAAAGGTGATATTAGATATGGTCATGTTTGGTTTAGAGATGGGGCGTTATACGTTCCAAAATCAAACGTAACATTACAAAAATTTTTATCACTATATCATCCGCAAAGAAACAAAAAATACTTTGAAGTTGACACTGTAAAAGAAGCTCAAGATCAAGTTGAAGATATAATGCTAGAAATAGAAGCTTTAAACGTAGCTCAAAACTTAGACGTTGAGCAAATGGAAGCTATTATGCGAGTTGAAAAAGGTTCTGCTGTTAACAAAATGAGTACAAAAGAACTTAAAAGAGACTTGTTAATACTTGCAAAAACTAGACCAGAGATGTTTATGGATTTAGCTCAAGATGATAATGTTCAACTTAGAAATGTTGGTATTAAAGCTGTTGAAGCTAAAATAATAAACTTATCACAAGATCAACGAACATTTACTTGGGGTTCTAATGATAGAAAACTAATGAACGTACCGTTTGATGAAAACCCTTACTCAGCTTTAGCCGCTTGGTTTAAAACTGATGAAGGAGTTGAGATTTTTTCTCAAATTGAAAAAAGATTAAAATAATCTAACTGTAGTGGTGATCGCCCTGCGGGGCGATTACTAACTACTAATAAAAAAAATATGGCAATAAGCGTAGACACTGTGTACCAAAGAGTATTAGCTATGGCTAACAAGGAACAAAGAGGTTATATAACACCTCAAGAATTTAATTTATTGGCTAATCAGGCTCAGATAGAAATATTTGAGTCTTATTTTTATGATAAAAATCAAAGAGAAAGATTAGAGCTAGAAGATACTTATACTGAGGTAAGTATATCTAAATTGCTAGAAAGAAAATTATCACCATTCACAACCATAGGATCTGTTGTAGGTGGTCACACATATCCATCGCATTATCAAATAGGTAAAATATTCTTAGATGATTTAGTTTGTGTTAAAATGGATAGAAACGAATTAATGAGATATAAAAAGTCATCAAGGCATAGCTCAATGAATATAAATAATTTTGATGCTGTATATATCGATACAAGATTAGATGGAAAAGATATTGAAGTTTATAGAATGGATGGTAGTGCTACACAAGAAACTGGAGGTGTTAGTTGTGAAGTAATAAATGCACCAGCAACTGTTGAGTGGGCCTATGTAGTTGTAAATGAAAAAGCTTTATACAATGCTAGTGCTGCGACAAACTTTACGTTACACGCATCTGAAGAAAACACTTTAGTAAACAAAATACTAGAATTAGCTGGTATAGTAATGAACAAACCTGGATTAGTTGAAATAGCAGCATCTAAAAATGCAGCTGAAACACAAACTCAAAAACAATAAAATATGGGATTAAATATAAGTGAAGAACAAGGTTATTACGCGGGGTCTGGTAATCATGGTAATTATAGGTATTTATCTCTAAAAGATATTGTAAAATCTTTTGTAGCAACATACGTTGGTAAAGGCAAAATATGTGAAAATGTTTACCCAGGTGATGTTGCGTTTCATGCTAGTAGAGCATTGCAAGAGTTAAGTTACGATACGTTAAAGGTTATTAAAAACTGGGAAGTTGAAATACCAGCTTCGCTAATGTTAGTTATGCCAGTTGATTACGTTAACTACTGTAAACTTACATGGGCAGATGAGTCTGGTGTTGAAAGAACAATATATCACACAGATAAAACTTCTAATCCTAGAAATATAACAGAAACTGTAAATGCAGATGGTGGGTTTACAATATCTGGTGCTAATGATGATTTAGCTTTTACAGAAGAGTCTGAAACTAGAGACTTGTATATGGCTCAACAACAAAGTAATATTGTTTCAAATAGACAGGATCAAGACGCGTACAATTACTTAGAGGGTAGTAGATACGGTATTGAACCTGCTCACTCTCAAGTTAACGGTAGTTTTTATATTGATCAACAAGCAGGAAAGTTTCATTTTAGCTCTAATATTTCAGGAAAGAATGTAATATTAAAGTATATAAGCGATGGACTTGTTACGGACAGCGATCACGTTGGTTTAGATTTTGGAGGTACACCAGTACCTAAATTTGCTGAAGAAGCTATGTATAAGCATATGCTTTTTGGTATTTTGTTATCAAGAAAAGATACACCTGGTGGTTTACTTGCTGAAGTTAAAAAACAAAAATTTGCTGAAACAAGAAAAACTAAATTAAGATTACAAAACTTTAAACTAGAAGAATATACTAGAATACTAAGAGGAGGTAGTAAAATTATAAAACACTAAAATATGCCGGAGTTAAAACGTAACTTCTCTCAGGCCAAAATGAATAAAGACCTTGACGAAAGGTTAATTCCAAATGGCCAATATAGAGATGCAACAAATATACAAATATCTACTTCAGACGACTCTAACGTTGGTTCTGCTCAGACACTACTGGGTAACACTATAAAAAACACTATAGAAAACGGTATATATAGTGTGCCAACAACTTCAACATGCATAGGATCAGTTGGTTTGCCAGAAACAGATAAAATATATTATATGGTTTCTGCTGGTATTAACACAACTACTGGTGCCACTTTACCAATACAAAGAGATTATATACTAGAATACGATACTTTAAAAAGAAGTTCTAAGTATGTTTTTGTCGATATATATGGAGTTTCTACAAAAGCGTCTACAACTGTCAGCAATTCGGTAACAATAAAAATACCTGACGGTGGTAGTTCTACGATAAACAAAACCGGTGTTAGAGCTGGAATGACTTTTACACATTCTAGCGTTAATATAAATGACGAGGTTACTGTTGCTGATATAGCGTACGATGCAGGTAATAGTCGTTGGACAATAACATTGAGTAGCGCTGTTTCGGTTAGTGGTAACGACGACGTATTTTTTGTAGCACCTAGAATTTTAAACTTTAACAGAAACTCTATAATAACTGGTATTAACGTTTTAGATGATTTTTTATTTTGGACAGATGGTATTAACGAGCCTAAAAAAATAAACATAAAAAGATCTATAGCTGGTACTGGTGGTGAGGAATATTTACAAGGTGGTGGTATAGCTGGTTTTAATCCATCACCAACAAACGCTCCTACTACAAATATATTTGAGGGCGACACACATGACTTTCACACAAGACTAGTTGCTGATAGAGATGGAAACAGTTTTTTAGAAATTGTAACTGATAGAACTGGAAAAAAAGCCGTATACGTAGAGGAAAAAAATATAACAGTAATTAAAAAATCTCCTACACAGCCATTAACCCTAGAAATGTCTGATCAAAAAGATCCTAGAATAAATAATGCTGGAGATGCAAACTTAAGGTATACAAGTGCTTCTATTAACTTTACGGATGTTGATGCTGGAGACGAAATATCTCCAGATTTTGATACACCAATAGATTACAGAGTTGGTGATATTATATTGTTTACAGCTGACACAGCTCTTTCAAATGCTACTTTTGCAGAATCAGAGGCTGTTGTAAGAGGTGTTGTTACAGAGTCTTTAGTTAATAACCCAAATAATTTAAACACTGCTGGTTTTACTATTAGAATATTATCTATAGCTGGAGATATAGAAGAGGCTGTTGTTGACTATTACATTAGATTAGTTGACAGTGAGCCTCTTTTTGAGTTTAAATTTGTAAGGTTTTCTTACAGATACAAATACCAAGATGGTGAGTATTCTTGTTTTGCACCTTTTTCTGAGATAGCGTTTATACCTGGTGGTTACGATTATTTACCTAAAAAGGGTTATAACCTTGGTATGAGAAATACCATAAAAAGTTTAAAGTTAAAAAATTACTTTCCAGAAGAGTTAATATCAAACGACGTTGTTGGTATAGATATACTTTATAAAGAAGACAATAGCCCAGTCGTTTACACTGTTAAATCTTTAACAAGTAAAGATGGACATCCTTATTGGACTGATTTTCAAAACAACGCATATGATAGAGGAGAGTACAATGTGACCTCTGATGTTATCCACGCGGTTGTTCCATCTAATCAACTACTAAGACCTTTTGACAATGTTCCAAGATCTGCTATAGCGCAAGAAATAAGTGCTAATAGAATTATATATGGTAACTACGTACAAAACTATAATGTAGATGATCCTGAACTGCTCTTAGAGCTCCACTCTCAAGACATAGATAATGTTGGAGTGTTACACGCTGCACCATCAGTTAAAACCATGAGAACGTATCAGGTTGGTGTAGTATTTAGTGATAAGTATGGAAGAGAAACACCAGTGCTTACATCTAAAAATGCTTCAATTACTGTTAGCAAAAACTTTTCAACAAAAAGAAACAGAATGTTTACAAGGCTACAGAGTGATCCACCTAGCTGGGCAACGCATTTTTCTTTTTACGTAAAAGAAACGTCATCAGAATATTACAACATGGCAATGGATAGATTTTACACTGCTAACGATGGTAACATATGGCTTTCGTTTCCTTCTTCAGAAAGAAACAAGCTTATGGAAGATGATTATCTAATACTAAAAAAGTCTCATAGAACAAACCAACCTGTTTATGAAAAAGCTAGATATAAAGTATTAGCTATAGAAAACGAAGCTCCTGACTTTATAAAAACAGTTGTAAGTGTTATAGGTGATTGTCCAGTGGGAACAAGCCCAAACTTTAATTTTGGTAATGGATCTGGTAGTGGTTACCCTGTAAACGGTGGTACTGAGGTATGGGTTGAGGAAAGTGCGTTTAATGGTGCGTTTGGTTCTGATTTATTGATAAAGACACCGGATAAAATGTTTATAACTCTTATATCTACAGAAGATTCTTCTAAAGAGTATGGCGTTATGAATATAAGAGATGATGGTAGTGGCAAATATATTATTAAGATTAATGGTGCTTTTGGAAATGACATGGACTTTACAGATACAGATCCTACTACTACTGGGCCACAACCTCCAGCGGGATTAATATTAAGACTTGTAGAGCACAAGGTTGAAAACAAACCTGAATTTGATGGAAGGTTTTTTGTAAAGATACATAGAGATGAAGGTTTGGCTAAATACGTTTTGTCTGCTGGAGATGGTGAAGATCAAAATTACAAAGTATTAAACTCTTGGTCATTAAGATATTTAAACAACAATGGTTACAAAGGTGGTGGTTCATATCCAATAACAACTGATCACTATCAAGCTTTAAAAAGTGAGGGTGGTAGTTTAAGTGGTAAAAGTCACCCAACAGAATATTCACATCATCATACTGGTAGTCCTGCCGCGGCTTACCAATGGGGTGGAACAAATGGCAAGCGTTTTGACATAACTAGTTCAGCAATTCACAACGACCCTGTGCACGCCTTGGGTAATGATGCTGTAACTTTTAATGGTATAAACCCAAAAGCTAAAGAGTTTTGGGAGGGTATAAAAGGTTTGAAATCATTTTTTATTGATTGTGCAACTGCTTATCAATGGAGTGGTCACGAAGATTATATACCTGGAGATAGAGTTAATGGTAACACAAATGATGGTTATGAACTATCACTGTTTATGAGGCCTGACGCTGAGCAAGTTTGGTATAACAACAATAACAACTTCACTAGTTCTAAAAAATCAAATGGAACTAGCAGAAGTATAAACAACTCTCAGGGTGCTGCAATATCTAGAGGTATATGGGGTTGGCACACAACACCTACTGGCGACACGCGTTGCTATATGGATATTTCTTGGTCTGGTATGGAAAACAAAAGTACTAGCCCGTGGAACCCGCCGTACAAGCATAGACTGCAAGAACACAGCACTGGTGTAAGAGCTGCGGCTTGGAAGTTTATGGAAAAACTAGTGCAAAGTGGAACTAAGTTTAGATTTAGAAATGATCCAGATAAAATTATTTACGAAACATATGATTATGATTACCAAAACACACCACATGGTAAAAGTGAGTACAGAAGTAATGCCACTAAATTTATAGGCGCTTATGGTATAAGAAATTTTAAAGACGATGGTATAACTGGAAACAAAGCTGCAAAAAAATTATATAGAGACAAATGTGTTCGACAAAGATGGACTATAGGTGTTAAGCCTGGTATTGGTAGTGGGCCAAGTGGTTACAATCCTATGACTGGTACAATAAATGGTGCTCCAACACCGGTTAGAGCATTAAAGCATGATGCTGATGATTTTGATGTTATTGAAATAATAGAACCTTTTATTAGTAACGAAACTAAAGATAACTTTACAGAAAATCCTGCTGTGTGGGAAGTTGAACCAAGAGAATCTGTTGATTTAGATATATATTACCAAGCTAGTGGTTTGCAACCTATAACTTTAAATCACGAAACAAACGAACAGTATATACCTATAGGCAGTACTTTTGTGACTAAAAATTCTAGCGGTACACCTACAACACATACAGTGAGTTCATGGAGTGGTCAGACGGTAAACTTTACACCAACTTTACCAGCTAACACCACTATATCCGACATGCAGACTATAACTTTTATAAAAAGAAGAAATTATTGGGTTGGTAGCAAAGTTAATGGTCAAGTTACTAGTGGTACAGCTATAGTTGTACATGGTGGTCCTACCGCTGTTGGTAGTCAAAGACTATTTAAACAATACCACATGCTAGACTGGGCAAATTGCTTTTCATATGGTAACGGTGTAGAAACTGACAGAATTAGAGATAGTTTTAACGAGCCTAGATTTGCTAATGGTGTTAAAGCATCTACAGTTTTAGCAGAACCTGTGAGAGAAGAAAGAAGAAAGCACGGTTTAATATTTTCTGGTATATATAATTCAAACGCTGGTGTTAACAACACTAATCAATTTATAGCTGCGGAAAATATTACAAAAGATTTAAATCCTGTATATGGTAGTATACAAAAACTTCACACTAGAAATACAGACTTAATAACTCTTTGTGAAGACAAAGTTTTAAAAGTTTTAACAAAGAAAGATGCATTATTCAACGCTGATGGAAATGCAAATGTAACGTCAAACAAAATGGTACTAGGCCAAGCAACAGCTTATTCTGGTAATTGGGGTATAGCAACAAACCCAGAGTCTTTTGTATCAACACCACAACAGTTGTACTTTACAGATATAACAAGAGGTCAAGTATTGGCAATGAGTAGAGAAGGTGTTAGATCAATATCTGATTTAGGTATGAAAGATTATTTTACCGACCTATTAAGAGATTATGCTGATATTGCAATTGGTAGTTACGATGCAAAGAAAAAAGAATACAATATAACTATAGGTAAAAGATATAACAAAAGACAATTACAACCTGAGTTTACAACTATATCTTATGGTGAAAAAGCTAAGGGTTGGGTAAGTTTCAAATCTTTTAAACCAGAACAAGGTTTAAGTTTAAATAATGAGTATTACACTTTTAAAAATGGACAGTTGTATTTACATCACAGTAATGAAACTAGAAACAATTTTTATGGTGTACACACGGAGTCTGATGTTACAGTTGTATTTAATGATAAGCCAGAATCAGTAAAAAGCTTTGGCGCGCTAAATTATGAGGGTAGTCAAGCAAGAATAACTCAGTTTACAACTTCAAACGCAACTGCATACGACAATGCTGGTGGTTCAAGTACTGTTGCTTTTAATGACGGTGAGTATTACAATCTTGATGCAAAAACTGGTTGGTATGTAGAGTCTATAATTACAA